TAATTTAAAGGAGAAGATGTAAAATGATGAAGAAAGATGTTGTATTAATGAGTGGAAATGAAATGATGAAAGCTGATGTTGTAATGTTAAATGGGTTTGTAAATAAATGTGCTCCAGTTTGGGGTCCTGTATTTAAAAACGAATTTGAAAGAAAAGGATTCAATATTTTTGAATATTCAAAAGAAATGGATACTACAATGAATGACTTAAGATACATTATGACAACTAAAAAGTTAGATGGATATAATATTGAGCAAGAAATAAATGATTTTATCGACAAAGAAGATCTAACTCAATATGAATCTGAAAATCTATTAAAAGGTTGCATGTATTTAATGTGTATGCAACAACTAATAATGGAAAGTGTTTTAAATAAAAGTAAAAATGACAATCTATATAATGAAATGTACATGTTCAATCTTATAAAAGGATTTATATATTCAATGAAAGATCTTGAAATGAATCAAGTATTGGACCTATCATTCATAGAAATACCAGATGTGCTTAAGTTAACAATAGAATCTCTACTATCTGAAGAAGATAGAAAATATGTAAAATTCTAATAAAATTAAGAATAACGTGTTCATGTAATGCGTTATTCTTTTTTTCTTTTTCCAAGAGTATACGAAGGAATAGATAATTACTAGTTTAATAATTACATATACTAAGATAGATATATACCAACACTATATATCTAATATAGCACCAAAGGAGGTGTATTAGTATATGGATTATATTCAATCATTAGTCCAAGATCGTTACAATGTAATGATGACTAGTATTGATAATTATGCTAAATCTTTATCCCATCTAGACAAAGATAAATATGATAAAGCATTGCGTAATTACATTATTAGATGGAGAGATAACTTCTCTCATATATCTAATAATGAGTTGGCTGACCCTATAATGAGGCAAGTAGCAGACGTTAACCTTAATATAGTTAATAGTATGTTAAATGCCAATACAAGGGTGAGTTAACATCCATATAACACTTTTTGAGAGGTAGTGTATAAAGAACCTCTTTTTTAATCTATTCCTTCATTATTTTTGTTGGTAAAAAATATAGATAACCCCATATACACATAAGTATATGGGGTTATTTTTTATATATTCATAATTATTTCTGTATGATCAGTTGCAGCCTTCTGTTTTATTAAAGCTAACAGCTCTTTTCTATCAGATTCCGCATTCTGAAAGTTTTCTAGTTGTAAATCTACACTACTACTACCAAGATCTACTTTAAGATTACGTAAATCATTATTATATAAGTTTATCAATATATCATATTTACATAAATCTTCAAAATAACTTTGTAATCCAAATGAAATTGTACTTAGATTTTTTGGATGGGTACATTCCAAAACTACGTTATATGTTTCATTTGGACTATAGTAGCTGTTAAACATACCATAACCAATTGCTATTAATGTATGAGGTGCTTTGAATTTTATTCTAGCCTTCGGATAGTTAATACTTTCACGATACTTCCAGCTAAATACTTTAATATCGTCTACCATACCTCTACTATATACATTTGGTAGTATATTTCTATTAGATGCTATTATACTAGCATTCTTAATTTCTACTCCTAGCTCTTTAAATCTATCCATTATTTGATCTGGTATTCTGTAAGCTATATCAGCAAATTGATCATTTACAAGGATTGGGGTACTATTCCACATATTACAAATATTTGCAAAATTTATAGTAATGTGGCATCCACTGTAAAGATTAAATGTGTTTAAACTATTATTTAGAATACTATCACGTAATAATGTGTCTGGATATACTTTTCCAAGATATCCATTAAGACCAGTATCATTTTTTAGTTTATCTATAAGAACATTTATATTCATATGACCTCCTTTTACATTAAGAAGCCTTTCATATCCTTCATAACGCTCTCAAATGATACCTTTCCATCATTTTCTTTTTTTCTTCTAACTGCAAATCTATATAGTTGTTCTGCTACAGTTTTAGCTTCAGGGTTTACTAATATTTCATCTCCCTTTTGTATGAAATCCATTTCAATAGATTCGTTTGCTGGTATAAATCCAGTAGTACTTACTATTGGCATTTCAATAGCTTTAAAGTTTATAGGATCTATCATAGTAACTTTACTTCCTATAAGCGTACTTCCAGCATTAGATGGATTTCTTACATAGTCTATAGATATAATCTTAATAGTTGTAGCTTCTTCGCATCCACCAGGGCCTGGTTTAAACATTGCTCTAGTTCTTATACTAAAAGCAGGAAGAACTCCATTAAGAAGATTATTTACTATAGTCATATTAGTAAGACTAGTTTTTATAGTAAAATATGTTTTATTTTCATCTTGTCTAAAACCTATAATACCGTGCGGAGTATTGTCTCCATCTACATGTTCTACTCTTAAGAATGAGTTATATTTATTAAGATTATCATCAGATGAATTCATAGTTAATAGTGGGTGCTCATTTTCCAATCTGTTAATAACTAGTCGCTACTTAGTTACAGAAGTATTTCAACTTCCTTTCTCTAGCTTTCGCTAGACGATCATATTTATTATGAAAGGAACTATAACATGAGCTATTATAGTTCGTTCAGATTAAATCAATCCTTAATAAAATAATATACGAAGGAAAGACGAATTAACGTTTTAACGATTACATATACTATATTAGTATTATAAAGAAAGTATTATAGTTGCGTCGAATACTTTCTTAATCTATATAATACTAAGAGAGGTGAAACTTATGTTTTATCCCTATATTGGCGACAGAGTTTTAGATGAAAGAAATGCGGTTATCAGCTCAATTTTTTCTGATAAGTCTCACTCGCTAGATTATAGAATTAATAAGATAAAGACATTTTGTAATAATCAAATTAATACAAATAAGCTTAAACTTAATAATTCGACTAATGATTTAGATAGAGATGATACTAATTATTATATCGATTTCTATTCTAAAGAATTAGCATTTTGGGACTCTATAGCCGCATAGGTTATAAGTCCCAAGTTAATATACTAGATTTCTCACGGTCTAGTATATTTTCTTATATTAGAATATGTATCTATTCCTTCGTATACGTTTTTCTTGTTAATTTTTATTAAGGTCGTGACATTTCTTCCCGCTTGGGATCTACGATATTTCTATCTAATCGTTGAACCTATATAAATAGGTGCTGATTATCCATTGTTAATAGTACTTAGGACTCATTTCTGAGCTTTTATTTCACCATATACCATTTCATACCTTGTTTCTACCTTTCGGTTCCATATAGGCGTATGAACTTTAGGATGTTCCAGCGTTGAGTCACGTTTCTATCACACATCACTGTATAATAGGGCAAATTTACCAGGTACCGCACCAAGTCTTAACTTATTTTGAAATGAGTAGTCACATAAACCTTTATAGAAAGCCTCTTTCGGATATAGTCTTCCATTGGCAGTAGGTTTAGTATGGTCGATTGCTTCTATTTCAAATATAAGGTAATATATACCTCTTTTAAGTTTATCAACTATATCTTCAGATAATCCCTTCATAAAGTATTGAGTAGCAACACTAGCATTAGTTGGGACACTACTACTCATAGATTCAAGACCAACTATATCTAATTTAGTATCATATTTAATTGGTTTTGTCTCTATAGCATCATAACCATATATTAGAGTTTCGTATTTATTATTTTGCATATCTAACTCCTTTATAGTATATTAAGACAGTACATAAACGGAGTCCCAAAGGACTCCGAGTATTATGCACAATTATCCAGCATAGTGAACATTGATACCTTTAATGAAGAATTTAGCTGAACTTTCTCTTGCTATAAAGTATTTAGCTGTGTATTCTATTTGAATGTTAGGTACGAATGGTCTTCTAGCTGATCTGAAGTTTCCATCTGCTTGAACTTTTGTAGGTGTTTCTACTAACATATGAGTTTCTAAGTTTGTTTCCTTATATTCAGGAATTACATACATCATATATTCAACATCTTCTGGAGCTTTCCATGTGATTGGAGTTCCAGCTACTGGAGTTGTTGCATATGGATCTGCAGACATATCATTTTTGTCTGTTCCTACTACTACAGAGTTTACAGGGTTATTTGTATCTGTTCCTAATGTTAAAACAGATGTTCTAGCTTGTTGAGCAACTCCTAAGAATTGTCCATTTGATTCTTCATTAACTGTTCCAACAATTGGAGTTACGAAGTTATCTAAAGCTAGTAATGAAGCTGTATGTCCAAGCATATTTGTTTGTACATCTATGTTAGAATTTGCTCTGATATCTAGTTTAGCTTTGATACCTCTTAAAGCATTTCCTAAAGCATATCTGATAGCTTGGTCTTTATTTACTTCACCTTTGATATCTAAATCAGTAGCCATTTCACAATAAAGAGTAGTACTGTTCTTAGTATAAGGAGTTACTTTATATTCTTCAGCAAGTCTTTCAGTCATATCAGTATATCCTTTGAACCATACATATTCTTTTTCATGAGCTGATTTTTCAGCTGTTAAGTTAGTAAGTTTAGTTAAGATGCTTCCACCTTGTCTTTCATCTATTATAGAGAAGTGTTCAGCTAAGTTTGGAATATCTTTTCTTACTACTGCTCCAGCAGAAAGAACAGTTCTTCTAGTTCTGATTTCTATATCAAGTCTAGTTTTGAATTGGTTAAATAAGTCATTTAATTTGAATTCAAATTTAATAGCTTCTATATTAGGCATTGAGTTGTCTGATTTAGAAACTGATACTGTTAAGTGTTGAGGTTGTCCATCCCATAATAAAGATATGAAATAGATTTTTCCTGGTGCGTATTCCCAAGGTAATACTTTACCTTTATCATACATTTCAGCAAAAGCGTCAGCTAATACTTTTCCACTTCTTAAATCATATAATTCTTGAGTAGCCCATTTAGGTTCTCCAGCAACTGCTATTCCAGTGATTCTGAAGTCAGATCTTACTTGTTCATCTGCTCCTAAGAAAGCTTTAAGATCTGCACCAGTTTTCCATTGAGCACCAGATTTAACAGCTCCTCCAGTTGTTAATGTGTTATTTTCAGGGTTGTATATTTCAGATTTTTGGAAATCAAGTATTTTATTGAAATCTTGAGCTAATACTGTAAGTTCTCTAGTTTGAGATCCAAAGAATGCATCCATATCAAATCCAGCCTTAGCAGGATCCATTACAGAGAATAAATCTTCTCTTTTAACTGCTTTATCTAGTTGTTTGATGTTATTTTCATCATATGGAACATACCATATTTCTTGAGAATGGATTACAACAGATGTGAATGGGTTAAGTAAAGATTTAACTTTAGCTACTTTTGGATATACAGTTGCAGCTGAGTTTACCCATTGAACTGGAGCTTCTAATTTTGGATATGGAATAGTTTGTTGATAAGAGTATCCACTTTCCATTGCAGGTGCAAATGGGTTAGCATTTATTTCTCTATCTATTAAGTTAGAGCAGATACCAAATAATACTTTTTCCATTGCATTTTCTACTTGTTTCTTTTCAAAGTTTAATGCGAATCTTACAGATCTATTATCTGCTTCAGATAATTTATCTAATTTATTTTCTACAGCAGTTTTCATATTTTGTAAAGGTTTCATGATAGCTTGAACTTCAGTTGGAAGTTGTCCAAATCTCTTATTAGAAACAGTACATTCCTTAACAAATTTTTCTATTCCATTATTCAAGTTTTCCATGTATATATCTTCTGCTTGTTTTTGAGTAATGTGTCCAGATGATAATCCGAAAGTTTTATAAGCAGACATTAGAGCATTTAATTTTCCAACAGATTCTTGAGAAAATGTTCCAATTAATGACCAGTTGTCTCCTCCAAAACTTGTAGCTCCACTTTTAGAGAATGAACTCATTGACTCTAAAGCAGGGTTCATGCTTTTTAATAGCTCAGGGCTAAAGTAATTTATTTCATTCATGGTTTATAATCCTCCCTATTTAGTTTCTTCTTTCTTTTCAGTTGCAACAGATTTTGTAGCTTTATTGTACGCATCTATAACTTTACCAATATGTTTAGTTAATACTGCTAATGATTTATTTATTTGAGTAGTTGCTTTTTTATTATAAGTTTTATATGCTGCAAATAATTTCATTAATCTATTTAAATCAGCTTGTATAGCTTCTTTCTTAGTAGCATCATTTTCTGCAGCTTTTTGATTTTCTAAAGCAGCTATCATTTTCTTTTTAGCATTACCTAATTTTTCTCTAATATTTCCAAATTTAAGTCCATTTATAACTCTTATATGTTCTTTAGATTGAGTTCTAGCAGCTTTAACAGCTTCAGATATAGATGCTGTTGTAGTAGCTTCTTCACCTTTACTAGTATTATATTCATTTAATAATGTTTCGAATTGTTTGCTAAAATCTTCAGTTTTAACATTTATTCCAACGCTACTAAATAAACTGTATACTTTACCAACTACATCTTTAGGTGTTATCATACCAGAGAATTTTGCTACTTCAGCGTATATTTTATTATTTTCAGTTACAAATTTTTCTAAAGGTTTGTAATCTGCAACACTAGCAGGGATATTTATATCGCTTTCAGTAGTAAGTTTTTCTAGATCTAATTTATCTAATTTTTCAGAGTATTTTTTCAACAGTTTACCATATTTTAATACTTTAACTGTATTTCCTGTTATATTATCAATTGTAGCCCAGAATAAGTTTACTATTCTTTTTATTATAGATTTAAATGCAGAATCTTTAGTAACTTTACCGGCTTTAACTGCTTTTTTAACAGCTTCCATAGATACTACACCTTCAAATTCATTAAATCTATCTAATGATAAACCTACAGATTCAAGCATTATAGTGTATTCTAAGTTAGCTAGTTCTGGTGTTATAGTTTCCATTGCAGCTGTATATTCTTCTACTATTTCTTGATGTAAAAGTTCTAATTCTTCTTCAGAATATGCTTCTAAAGCTGGAGTTTCATCTAATACTATTTCTTCAGTAGTATTTTCAGTTTCATTCATTGGATTTACACTTTCCAATGATGGAGCTCCATATATAGCTTGAACTTTCTTTAATATTGCTTCATTCATGGATTTTATTCCTCCTTTTTAAATATTATGAGAATTATCCCATATTCTTTATCGATTTTCTTAAATTCCCTATTTCATATCCAACTTTAGATAATACGAAATTATTAGCATTTATAAATTTCACCCAATGCTTTAATACATTAGTAACATCGTTATTAGTCTTATTGTCATTCTTAATAATTTTATTAAATATTGGAACTATAGAGGATTTAACATTTTCATATATTTTTATTATATTTTGTGTATCTTTGTGTAAAAATGTATTTTCTATATCAGTCATAACTATTAATAGTAAAGCTTTATATTTTTTATCTATATATTCTTTAGCATTAGCGTTCTTGACTCTCATTAGTTTAGACTCTATGAAGTCTTCACCTTTATCTTTTTCAGGAAATACTTTTTTATACAAGTTTTGTATATTCATCATAGATTTATACTCATCAGATTTGTCGATTTCATTGCCATTATACCAATCATTGATAACACCTGTATTAATATCGGGTGCTTCAGTCAATTTTCTTAGTTGATCTGCTAAATTTTCTAAAGGTTTAGATTGTATTTTTAAAAGATCAAATACACTATTAGAATTAGTTAATAATACAGATTTACTAGAATTTACTTTAGATAAAATATCATCAATTGCACTTTTTGTTTCTGGGTATCTAGTTAGATCAGAATAAGTATACTTAAAATCTTTTGATGGTTGTATTATAGTTGCTAATAGAAGTATTCTATATAGTGCAGTATTACTAAGATGTGACTCAAATGGCCCATCTGTAACATCTTCATTTGCAACTTGCATAGAATCAAAATCTATATCGCTCCAGAATGCTTTATTTTCATCTACAACTTCTGGATGAGCAACTTCGTAAGCTTTTAAATCTTCATCTAATTTCTTTAAAATCAATGTATATTTACTTCTAGTAATAAAATGAATTAATCTTTTCCATCCGTTAGACATAGCTATAAACGCTTTCATTAATAACGACCACATATATTTAGCGCCTTTCTTAACACTTTCTTTGAAATCTTCTAATCCTATAGTTTCATATAATAATGCAGATGTCATAGCACATTCATTAGATATACTCATATATTCATCATATGATTCGTCTGTTTCTTCAAGAAAAGATAATTCACTTGATATTTCATCACTAATTGACATATTTCGATCTGAATCGATTAATGTAAATATATTCATAAGGAATCAGCTCCTTATGCAGATTTTTCTTCAGCAGGTTTATCAGCCTTAGCAGCTTTTATATATTGTCCACAAAGTTTAACTAAAGCTCTAACATTTGCACTATTTAAATCTTTAAATTTATTTGCAGTTTTTATACATTCAGCTATGTCCATTTTAGACATATTAGCAATTAATTTATCTGTATCATCTTGATTTTTTTTCTTAGAATTCTTTATTTTTTCAGCAACTCTTTCGAATTCAGCAATTGCACCTTTTAATACATCAGCTATTTTATACATTCTCATAGCTTTTATTAATTTTACAGCACCTTGATGATAATCGAAATCAGCTAAATCTTCAACTGATTTAGATTTTTCATTTACTTCTTCTATACCTTTTTCGATATAAATTAGTTTTCCAGTGAATGGTTTAAATATACTTTCACGTATTGCTGAATCTTCATAGAAAGCTTTAGCAGCTTTATTAGCTATATCTATTATAGATTGCAACGATCCTGAGCTAGGGAAATCACTAGCACTATAACCTTTTTGAGCCATTGCACCAAGTATCATAGTTTGACCCATTATTCTAGCAAATTCTTTTAAATCATATTTACCTTTTTGAGCTTCTGATACAACTGATACTTTGTATTCTAAAGATTTCAATACTTTTTCTTGAGCTTTAGCTCCACCTAGCATTCTCTTAAATAAAGCTATAATTTTATCAATTAAAGTTTTAAGTGCATCTACACCTTTTTCAGCTAAATCTTTTATTCCTTCTGTAGAAATACCGAATTCAGCTGATATACTTTCTAAAGCAGCTTCTTCTGCTCCAGCAGTTTTTACAGATTTATATGCTAAAACACTATTTAATAATTCTAAGTCACTAACCATAGACTCAAAACTAGCTTTTTCAGCTTCATCAAAAGATTTATCTATTTCTTCTAAATCTTTAAGTTCAGATTCTATAGATTCTAGTGCTGTTAATTCTACTTCTGGTTCTAATTCAGTATTTACTGATTCATTAGCGACTGTTTCTTCTGTTATTAAACCTAAAGTAGCAAATAACTCTCTTTTTTCGTTAGTCATTATTTGACCTCCTTTTTATATTATTTTATCGGATCTTCTTCTTTCTCCGAATAATTTTTCTTAGTCTTCTTATTGATATCTGATTGCCTTTCTGCTTCGATTTTCTTAAGAGCTCTTCCAAGTTTAACCGCATCATCCATAAAGTTATGTGTTATATTATCATGAAGATTGGCAGCTTTTTCAACATTAGTTACAATTGCTGTAAATAGTCCACCAGTTTCTAATATAACATTTAGTAAGAACTTCATATATTCTTCATGGTCATCACGAATAAGTTGTATAACTTGGTTCATTTTTCTTCTTAAGTTTTCTGTTTCTTTGATATGTTTATCAAATTTCCATAATTCGGCATTATTTTCAGACACTGACACAAATAACTCTAAATTTTCAAGTAAATAATCATATGCAGTCTTATATTCTAGTTCAGATGTTCTTGGTTTACTTATAGCTTCTATATTTTGTGTCATATATTGTAGAGCAGCGGCTCTAACATTTTTAATATCAGCATCTTCATAAATACCCTTAATACGTGCAAAATCATTAAATACATTATCATTTTTAGGGTCTGGATTAGTTATATCTTCTAATACAGTCTTGATAGCATTTACAACTTTAGACATATCAACATTAGCGTTTACAAATTTTAAACCACTAGCATTAGCTATAACTTTATTAAAGTCATAACCCATATTCTTGAAATCATCATAGAATGATCCCTTAAATACGTCAACTGACATGACCAACCCACACATAAGAACTACTTTTCTTATTAATTCTAATATAACTTTTAAGTTTAAACTAAACATTAAAGTCTTATTATCAGTTTGATTTGTACTCTTTGTAAATATATTACCTACAAAATCATTCATTTCTTTAACTGTATGTGTTAAAGAATAACTAATTGATAACATTAGAACCATAACTTGAAGATTTGCACGTCCCCAGTCAGAAATTTTAATAGTTCCAGTTGAGTTTTTTGCTACACTTTCCAACTCTTTAAGAGATTTAATATAAGTAATGGCATCTTTATAGGTTTTCTTTAGTACAGTAGAATTAGCTTTTTGTCTTCTAATTAATCTATTAAATGTACCGAAGATTAAATCTATAAGTTTTTGAGCCCATGCAACAATATTGGATTTAGCCTTACTAGCCATTTCTTTTACACGATCTTTAATACCTTCCATACTTGGTTCAAATGACCATACATCATCTATATCTAGATCTTCGCTAGTGTATTCCCATCCTAAGATGGCACTATTCTTTACGTCACTTTCACGTATGTTTGCGGCGAAAGCATCAAGTGCGTCTAAACTACTCGCGTAAGTTTCTAATCCATAATCATCCATAATTATTTTCACTATATATTTCACCTCCTTAGTAGCAATTTTATATAAATAAACGTATATTAACCGTCTATTTTTACAAAAATTTTGTTTGCATCAGGATTTTTTGTTTCCTTCTGCTACATCTTTGACTACTTGTCTTAATTTATATAAAGATGAGTGAAATTGTACGTATGCTTCTACTATATCTTCATATGTCTTATCAGGTAATACTTTTATAAACTCATCTAATATAGTATAAATATATCTATATTCTTTCACAACATCACGTAGAACATCTCCAACTAATGGATTATCATAAATACGATGCTCTACAGCTTCTATATTATTATCTATAATCTTCTTAAGCTCTAATAATCTCTCAGGGAAAATATTACGTATCTGTTTTGATATGTTATATTCTTGAAGCTTTACTACTGTACGGTCTACTACATTTTGAGATGGGGCATCTGGGTCTTGCCCTCCACCGTCGTCACCAAACATATTATCTCCAGCAGAGTCAAATGATGCATCTCCGAAATCACTTCCGAAATCCATGTCACCCATTTCTCCGGCCCCGAATGGGTCATCATCGAAGTTTGCTTCAGCTCCTCCATCATCACCTACTGGTTCATCCATACCTTCAGCTTCACCAGCACCGAATGGATCATCCTCTTCTGCTTCAAATGATGGTTTATAATCTTCTAGAATAATTTGATCATCTGGATATATTTTAGTTAAATTTTCTAACCATTTATTGATCTGTAAAATTCTTGCATTTCCATCTTCATTTTCTTTTCTTCTATTATCATATTCAGATAAAACTGATTCATTGCTAATTTCCATAGTTTTAAACGAGTTGCTATTGTCAATATTATTTCCGTTACGTATTTTATCATATATCATCAATTTCCTCCTTTTCCTAGAATTACCGGACTAACTATTAATATCCATCGTCGGCTAATACTTTAGAACCATATTCACCATTTAAATTATAGAAACCTCCACTAGAAACCATTTTATCTATACGTTGTCTAGTAGTAAGAGTATCATCTTTATCGAATGTATTGTATTTAATACGTTCTTTTTTGATTACTTCTCTTTTATATTCTATAAGTTTTAACTTAGCGAATTTAACTAATTGTATTTGAGAGAGTATTCTATTAACTTCTTCTTTATCACCTTCATTACGAGCCATTTCGTATTGGTTTTCAAGTCTCTCAAGTTTAGCATCTAAATTATATTCAACTCTTTCTACAGATTTTATTCTACTAGCTAAATATTTACGCTTTTGTAGAGCTAAAATCCATGGTAAGAATATTATAGTACCAGTTATTGCAGTAAGGAAGAAACCTCTAATACCGATTAATCTAAGAGCACGAACTTTTTCTTCTCCATGGTCTAATTCGTCACTTAATAATTTTTCTTGTAAACGAATGGCTTCTTCTTTTTCAAATTCTATTTTAGATTTTAAAATAGGAATATTCTTTAAAGCTTTCCAGATAAATCCAAAAGCCTTTTTAGGAGCTTTTGCTAGGAAAACTATCATATTATAAGCAAATGAACCAGATCTAAGTCCAAATATTTTAATAGTTTTAAATAAATCTCCAATTAATCCTTCATTTGCTACCATACCAGGAATAAAGTCAGAATCAAATATATCATACATATTAACTGGCTCTTCATAAGTATTAGTTAAAGGATTATATATACATACTTTATTTTGACCTACATAGTGAATATGTGAGTCTAAGTAAAGTAACACAGATCCTTTATCTCTTATTGGTAAGTATAATACTGGATCGTCTTTAGATTCATTTACTAATTCATTTGCTGTTAGATTTTTAATTACAGTATTTCCTTCGAATTCTGTAACCATATTAAGAGAATTATATATATTTCCATTTTTTGTAGTTACTTCTATAGGTATATAATCATATTCTGTAATAGGAAGATCACTGTTGTCTACTATTTTCATAACAGACTCCATTGATAATTCTTCATGCTTAGAACTGAATTTCTCTAAAATAGGATCATCAGGAGATATTTCACGACTAAATGTTGTATCAACGTCGTAATATGCTTCTGTGATAACTTTATCGGTAGTCTGATTTGCGCTAATGAAGTATTCTATATTAAGACGAATCGCATCTATAACTGTAATTTCTTTAGATTCATCATTATCTTTATATGTTAGTTTAGAAAGAGCTAACTTTTCTAAATCTTCATCAGTTTTACATTCTTGTAATGTAAACGTAGGCATAAGTTCACGTATCCATTCTACGTCACCTCTAGAACTAACCCCAAATGGAGATATCATTAATATACTACGATTAGTTATCACGATTGGTATATAACAATGCGACGGTTCAAAGGTTTCAAATAGAAATAACGGAATTATTATGTTATTAGCTGGTTCTACGAATAAGAATCTCTTACACATAGCTCCAGGACTACATATTTCTATAAGTTTTTTAAGTTTAGCATTAATAAGAACTAGCTCTTTATTAACCGAACTAAAGTCTAAATTTACTAATCCTATAGAAATATCTTCAGACCCATTATCAGTACTAGCGGTATAAGAACGTTTATTAACTATAAAAGATTTAACTATACTAGTCGCTCTTCTAGCTGCTATATACTCAGGTAAATTATACATAAAATTCCCTCCTTTCTTATAAGATAATTAACAGTCCGGTTGTTTTTACCCGAAAAACAAGGCGGTGTTAAACAATATATATTAAAATGTAAACCTAAAGGAGGGTTATGATGTTTATAACTAATTATGCTAAAAAGTATGAAGAATGTAATAACTATGGCTATTATAAAGATTTCTTTAATGAAAACTATGAAGCGGCTGAAGTTATTAGAAGATGTGAAGCTATGGCCAGAGAAAAATATGGTAAGTTTAAAAGTATCATATATAATAAGAACAAATATGAAATAATGGAAGATCTTAAAGAAGCTGGATTATTACAATGTCTAAGTCCAGACGTAATTGAAGAAATTAAAAAGTATACAGAACTTCCTAATGACTGTGCTCATGCTTTCAATAACATTGGATTATCATATAATTTATCTGCTAGTGCAAAATTTATACCAGAAGAATTCTTTAATATCTATGGGCTTCTTAAAATTAAAGAAAGAAGTAAAACTGATTTATTTGCCGATAGTCATTTCTTTATTCTAAATGGAGATAATGGAAAGGGACTGTTTGCTCATATTGATATCAGCAGACTTATTGGTATTGGTGTAGATATTAGAAAGTCTGATATATATAGAAGATATATGGGGTATTCTACAAATACAGACTCAGATACTTCTACAAAGTATAGTAGCGACTTTGGACTAGGTATGTATGATGATTCATATCCAGTTGCATGGTTTAATGTAGATTTAGAATATAATGCACTATTACTAAGAATAATTACACATAAAATGATCCACGGTGATAGAGAAATATTTGCAGAAGCTATAGTAAATGCTATATTAGATAAGTTTATAAGATTACAATTAACTCTATATACTTATGTAGTATACATATACGGTAATAGAGATATCGTATCTAATAACCTAGAAACATTTGTTAAACTTGCATTCTTATTTAAACTTGTATATAATAGTGTAAATGGAATAGATACAGATGATATAGGTGATAGTATTAAGAAACTTATGAGAGACTTTAGTTATTGTGTTCAAAATAGAGGAGCATTTGATAGTGTTATAATGACTGCAGATTTATGGAGAAACAGATTAATTAAAGGATACCAAGACTTACCAAGCTTTAGTGATGATGCTATAAATGAAGTTCTTGAAATGTATCAAAAAAAAAGACATGCTGTTATAACTATAAATAAAATGAATAGACCTGTTTATGCTAATAAGATTATAACAGGAATCAAATTAGTTTCATTAGAAAGTCTTCAAGATGATATACTATCAGAATATAATTTAAAGAAATCTTATAATGCATTTAAAAATGCACCAGCTAGATATGCTACAATTGGGATGGAATCTGTTAGTGATAAATCAGAATTCATGGTTACTAGAAGTAAATTACTAGCTAAATTAAAACCTAAAGATAGAGAAACTTATATAGATCTTGAAAATGATCTTATGAAAATTAAGTCTGATGCAATGAATTGTAAGACAACTGATGGTATGAAAGTTCTTATGAATAAAATAAATACTCTTGGTAGTATAATATCTGTAGAAATGGATACTAAAGATGAATTTCTAAGAGAAGCTTTAGGACTTTTAGATGCACAACGTATAATACTAGCAGACATGATGGCTAGTCGTAGTGTAATAAAAGAAAATTCTGGAATATTATATGGTATGGTAAAGCTATAAAATAACAGCGGGGGCGAAAGCTCCCGTTTATGTACGGAGGTATTATGGTTAGTTACGAAGAAATTATGCATAATAAACATGAAAAATTTGATAACTTCCTTAAGGATCTTGGTATAGAAAAAGATGTATTGGTAAACTTTGTTGATAGTACATATGATCAATTTATACGTAACACTAGAGAAGAAATAGCCAAGTATAGAAATGAAGGTATAGAACCGCCTGAAAATTTGGTAATAGATAATAATATATCATTTCAGGAATATAATGAGAATAAGCAAAAAGTATTGGAAGCTATAAGTAATTTTATTGAAGCTGAGAATGAGAATGAAGGTAAAGAAGATGACTTTAGATTTCCATATTGTGAAATATTTAATGGTAACTTCCCTAAACTTGATAAAACTAAATTATCAGACCAGGCTAAAGTTGCACTTAAAATAGACGGCCTGCCGGATTTTGCTTATGATATTTATTATAATGCCGAATATAAAAAAGCTATTCCTATATATTATGATTATAGTACAGTCAATCATCAATGGGTTGAATTTAGTTTTATGTTAGAGAAGATGGGGGATTTCTTAGGTATTAATATAAACCATAAAGCTCCTCTTATAACTCTTAATAGAATGTTACTTGGTATAGATATAGATAATCCTGTCATTAGTAGTGAAATTCAGATAGCAGCTGCTATTGAATGTGAACAGAATCCTATTTATATGGTTAGAGAAGCTGGTCGTATAATGGACGAAGCTACAGGAGAAAGAATCCCATATGAAATGACTATTGCAACATGGACGTTCTTATGGCTATATGCTCAAAGATTTAATATCTATCGGGAACAGTCAAGACAAACAGGTAAAACATTCGACCTTACTAAAGTATTAGGAATGGACTGGGGTGCTGGTCTTCGTAATGCTAAGATGTTAGTAGTACACTTTAACCAAGATGAAGCTGGTAAGAATAGACGGGGAATGATAGATGCTGCTAATATGCTACCTAGATTTCTTAAATTTCATACAATAAAGACAAAAAAAGTAAAAGGTAAGCAGATGTTAGTAGAAGAGGAAGATTTTTCTCCTTCTCTTAAAGCTAGAGAAGTAAAGAATGAAGAAAGAAATAACTTCTTAAAGATATTCGCAGTAGGTACAAGTGAAACTCAAGCAGAAAGAACCGGGCGGGGAGACTCACCTAGATTTGTATACGTAGACGAAATTAACTTTATACGTCATACAACTGCAATGCTTGGAGGTATACTATTTGCCCACGGTACGGCTAGACTACTTGCTATACGTAGTAATCAAAGACATGGTATATACTTCACATCTACACCAGGTAAACTTAATACTACAAGTGGAAGACTTATGTATGAGCTTGTATTTAAGGAAATGGCTCAATTTGATATAGAGTTCTTTGGATATACATATGAAGAACTATGTAAAGTAATGAATAATAGTAAGAAACATTTCTGGACTATGAGTTATGAGTACTTTGAACTTGGATTTAATGAAGCATGGCTTGAAAAATCTATTAATGAAAGTAATGATAGAGAAGTATTTATGACAGATATGTTGAATCGTTGGCTTGAAGTTGATAGTGAAAGCTTATATGGTCAAAAACTTATGGGACGTGTTAGTAAACTTGCTAAAGAAACACCTCATAGAACTCTTATGTTTATGAAGAATCATAAGATGACATATTTTAGTCATGAAGATATTTCATTTGAAGATTACCTCAGAAAGTTCCATGCTATTAGCATTGGAGTTGATATAGCCTTCGGGGGTAATGACAGTTCCGTTGTATTTATTATGGACATGGAAACATTTCAGCCCATACTCAACTGGAACACTAACTCATTAGACGTAAATGATTTTAGTTTTGTTTGTATTAAGTTCTTTAACTGGCTTAGAGAAGTTAATCCTAATATGATTATGGTTATAAACCCAGAAGTCGATGGTGTTGGTCAAATATATATGAATAATATGAGAAAGTCTGGACTAGAACCATATTTATTTAGAATAGATAAACACGTGGATAAGAACTTAGACGATAGTAGCTTTAGATTTACTAATAAAAAGCTTAGTGGAAATATACTATCTACATTTGGGACTAGACAGCGTAGTGCAGATACTAGAAAATATATAACTACAGAATTATGGCGTCAACTTATAGATAAATATCCATATGCATTTGGTAATATTATTTCATATAGTGAACTTGGTACATTAAGAGAAGAACGTGGTGGTAAGATAAACCATAAATACGGATGCCATGACGATAACCTTATGGCAACTGCTCTTGCTTATATGGTTGCAATTAAACCAGATTATAGATTATCATTAGAAAAGAATTGGAACTTTATAGTAGATTATAGTAAGATAAAAGTATTATCTCTTACATCATTAGTAAATTCTCATTTAGAAGATACTAATTATTATAAAGAAGGTAAAATAGAATATGAAATTATTAACTATAGAGGAACTGATGATAAGATATATGATAAGATAATTGCATGGAAATGGGTTAATGGATCAAAAGTTTATTTAAATGATGAAGAAATAAATGAAGAATGTTTACATGGACAACTTGCTGGTAAAGAAGACATATTTAATATGAGACTTCCTAGTATGGTTACTATGTTAAATACATTTAATAATACTATATCTAGCGATACACAAATGATGGGAAGGGCTAGATCAGTTACTTCTTATAATAAATATAATAAAAAAGATAAGAGATTGTGGTAATTTCGGCTATTAACAACCTACCTGTCTTAGATAATTCTTAAAGTAGGAGGTTTAGTGTATGAAATTATGGCAAATGTTAGTTGACGGATTTGTCTACTATTTGAACACAGACTATGGACTATTTGTTATTCTGATATTATTATCAGCTTTAATAATAGCCGGAGTTATATCTTATTTTGGAGTTAAAAGTCTTGGTTTAGTTAAAGCTCAAGCAGCTGAAACTATAAAAGAATTCCAAGAAAAGAAAGGCAACGATGCTAAAGTTGAAGTTGTAACAGAAAAGATTATAGAAAGTGTTACAAACAGACTAGAAAATCCAAAGTTTATCTTTAGAGGTAAAAGATTATTTTTACTAATATTGAGAACAGAAGCTGCTACTAAATATGTAACTTATTTAGTAAAGAATATTTGGAAAAAAGCAACTGGTGTCGAACTAAAGTAAAAGGTAAATAAAAAGCATACCCCAATTATGATTTTGGTCATAATTGGGGTATCACCTTTTATTTACGTTTCAAAATATATAGTTAATAAAATTGGAAATATGATAAAATTATCCTACCATAAATAGGAAAGTAAGATATAACTTATTTCAAAACTGAGGGGTAGTTATATGATAGGATAATTTTAGCACAGAATCGATAGTAACCGTATGTATTATTTCATAGCTCAATAAAATTTGAATTAGCTCTCTACCAAAAAAAATATCGATTCTGTAATAAATCAAAAAAAATAAAAATATAAGCAAGTAAGTGGGAAACGTTGCCTGCTATTATCCAGTTACGGATAATAACATTTTAAGAAGACTTTAATAAATGCTTCGTGCATGGGCCCAATCTCCTGATTAACAAGTCTCCACCTACGTATTATTTGTTGTATATAATTATTATTTATTTCCAAATGAATAGAATAATCTTAAAGATTTATGTAGATATCCTAAGAATGTTGATTCTCTAGGTTTATCATCTACAACTACTTCTTTAACTGTAAAGTAATGTATTTTAGGAGAGCCTACAAAATAATTAACTTTAAGCTTTTTATAGAATCTACTAGTTATAAATCTATCTCTAATAACTTTTTGGAATTCTATAGTTTCATTTAAATCTTTATTCTTTTTGTCTTTAATGAGTTTATCATGTACTTTATCTGGTTCATGTTTATCTCTATGGAATATTATTATATCTTTAACATTAACAGGTTCAAATATAACCTTTTCAGTTCTCAATAGCCACTCCACCACAGCATCTCTAGAATCCATTTGATTATATATCCAATTTGATTGGTAGAATCTATCAAATATTAATACATGATGATGGTGTATTAAATCAGATTGATTATTAAATTCATCAAACATATTCATCATTGTATTTATTCTATCATAACAGAATAACCAGTTAAGTAAATACCTGTCAAAATTAGTCTTATTGTGCTTTCTTAATAATTTAGCTATAAGATTACCAATTTGACTAGTATATGTAGGAAAACTTACTAAATGCACAGTTTGACTACTATTATCAGATTTAACTTCTGACATAGTTTTATCTATATCTAGATAAAGAAACCTTGAGTAAGTTTCTTTACCTGATACATCATTACCTTCTATAACTACTGAATCTACATGAACATTTGGATTTAGTCTAGGTAGATTTACAAATTTGTTATTCATTATTTGATACACAAGGGTTCTATTAATTTTATCAGTACCTTGTAGATTTTGTGTATCATTTTTCATTTCTCTATTATACATATTTACTATAAGTTTCTTTACATAGTTTTCAACAGATAAAAATGCATCTAGACTATAAGGTCTATTATTAACTGTAAACATAGTCCACCACTTATAGACAGTTAGAGTTATAGTATTCATTCCAATCACCTCTTAATTCATAGTTTCAGTTGTTACACTCCCATCAGGTAATAAAGTGTAATTTATCATACCTTCTTCACAGTATACGGTAGCTTTATTTCCAACTATTGAGCATTTAAATACATTAAACTTTAATATTTTAAATTTCTCATCATCTTTAATACCGAATACATTCTCTTCATTATCATAATAAAATGTCTTCATCTTCTCACTTCCTCTGTTAGAAGTTTAGCAACATCTTCACGTTTTTCAAACTCGATACATCCATTAGGATGTACCATAATATGATGTGTCCAAGGGTCCATAGCTTTCGATAATGTATATCTACAGTCTTGCCCATCATTCATTATAATACAATCCTTTACAGATGTTACTAAAACTACTTCATCTTCAGTATTATCATTCCAAACACCTATTATTTGGTTTTTATCTTCTAAATATACTAATTTTCTTTTATTCATCACTATCTTCACCTAATTTCGTTTCCATTCCATCTTGTACCATAGCCTTACTATCATCTTTATCAGTGATAGGATTGAACATATTAGAAGCTTTATTCATTTCATTAATACGCATAAATAATCCTATAGAAGTTTTATGTTTAGTAAGGTCATCGCTATTTATATTATTAACTTCTAGTTCATATCTAGTCTTCTTTTCTAAGTTTTCTAGACATAACGTAGTAAATTTGTCTCTAAGTTCACATAATTTACTATCTTCTCCAGCATAATGTGTTAATGCATACGCTTCCATAAGATTAAATGGTCTATCCCATCCATCCATGGTAAGAGTTTGTCTTTTATAACTACTCATATATTTATTTTCTTTTTCAGCATCAACACTATCTTTAAATATATGAGGATATTCTGCAGATGGGTACATTCCACTACCTTTCTTAAATACTCCTATATTTTCACAATCTATAACAAGAGTTGCAAATCTATCAAACTCAGCATTAATATTTACAAGTTCAGTAATTGTACTTCCTTCAGTACCGGTTCTACTTTTCCACATACGTCCTTGCGTACTAAATGCATTAGTAGATGGGTCTAGATTAAGTCTAGATATCACATGGCCTTTAGAAGCACTTCCTCTATCAACAGAGTCTACAACTTTTTCAAGAACAAATGCAGAACTAAGTTTAGCTTTTACAGCATTAGGAACTTTAATTTTCTTATCAATAGGAGCAGATTTGAAATCTCTTTCTGCTACATATTGACCAATCTTTGGAGCATTATCTCCTAAGTGAGCTACCCATATAATAATTATATTACCATCACAATAGTTAGTAGCAGATTTAGTAAATTCTGTAAGCTCTCTATTTGTAGTAAGACCTACAGTATTATTAATTACATCTCCACCAGTTTCTATATCATTATTTGCAGATTTAATAGATGTTACAGTATCAACTATAAGAGTAACAAAAGGCATCATCTTAAGAGTTTGGCCAGGATTTTGTGGGTCTGGGAATGATACTGGTTTATATTTCATTTCTTTATATTCAGCATCAACTTCTTTCATTATAGATGCTAAGTCATCTGGACTAGTTGTAGATATTACAGTAAATCTATCTGATATAGTTTCTTGATCTAATTTTGTAAGCTTTTTAAGTCTTTGATCTGTATAAACTGCATTATCTGCGTCTATTACTACTAGTCTATGTAGTGGATATCCTAAATGTAGACCGAATGATAATGCATCCATAGTAAATGTAGACTTACCAGCACCTGGTTTACTTGCTATACAGTTATGTGTACCGATAGCAAATCCTCTATTCTTGCTTATTAAAGTACCATCTGTTTTTCTAACATTTTCACCCATCATAATATCAAATGTTGCAAATCCAGTAGGGACATAACGATTTAAAGTCTTGTCTATTTTCTTATTTAACCAACTCATTTTATTTTCCTCCAATTTTATTAATTATATTATTTTATAGGTACATCAACCAAGTCATTATCTAATCCATATGCTTTAAGGACTTCACTCATATATCTTAGTGACTTCTTATTTTCTGGACTATCTGTTAAATCCTTTAATGAAACGTCTCCTGTTCTTATTATAGACTGTTTCATTTCACGCTTAGCAACTAAGTCGTGAGATGCTGGTCCTAACATTTCTTTAATAATATTAGGAGAACCATTTCCTATTAGTGTAGCTATTTCACTATCAGATAAACTTCCTGATTTAGATGCACCTGTTACTTGTCCTGTTATATTACGTAATGTACTTTCTTGTGCAGCTTTACCTTCTTTAAGAGCTATTTGTTGATTTGCTCTTACATATAATGGAAGTATAAGAAGTTTTTTATTAGAAAGTACTCCTTTACCATTTCTTATATTAACATGTGGCAAATGCACATATTCTTGGTTTATTATTTGTTCACTTTCTCTAACTCTACGTAGTACGTGACGGTTTGGTTGTGCATAGAAGTTCAATATATTAATAAGATATTCTACTAACTGGTCTCTGTCTTCACAAGTTGTTAATAGTTCTTCTATTCTAGCACCCTCACTTTCATCAAGCATTTTAAATACACGTATAGTTTCAGATACTGCAAACTCTATATCTTCGTCTTTAACTTTATCATACTTCATATTATACCTCCGTTAAATCAAACCCATTTAAAGTATCGTAGTCTGTGTTGATACTTTCAAGTGCAGATATATCAACTGATAATTGACCACTTGATAAATATAATACTAATAAAAGATATTGGTATAACCATTTACGAAGTTGTACTTTATTATATAATCTAGCTTCTTCTCTAGGTTTATCAGCCATCATATTATATATTATATTATCTAATGCATCGAATATATAAGTTATATGTCTAGCAATACTCATAGATCTTACAAATCCTAGTCTAAAGTTTTTCATAGTAAGCTTATCACTATTACGTTTCATCCATTCATCAAGAATATTACTACAAACTCTAGATGTATTTATATATTGATCTCCTAACCTACTTATAAGTAAAGTTCTATACTTCATATTCTTAGGATTATTATTACCAAGACCAATCATATCTAATATACGACTAGAAGGTGATTGTAAATTATTCATGGCTATTTCTCTAATAGCTTCAAATAAACCAGCACCAGCTACATTATTCTTACCATCAGCAGATTTAGCATATGCTATTTGTATTCTAACATCTGGGTCATTAAAATTCTTATGATACGCAGTAGCTATACTATTAATCATATTATTATATCTAGGAGTAAAATCTTTTAACATCTCACGGAATAATTTATCAGATGGGTTTTTAGTTATACGTTTTTCCCAGTTTTGAATAAATGATTCTGTTTTCTTTCCTATTACAATTAATAGGTTTCTACCGAGTTTATTATAATCAAGTCTAGAATCAAATTCATCTATAGTGTATTGCATTATTAGTTTATTAAATTTTCTAGGAAAGTATTTAAACATATATAAACTATAGCATAATATACCAAGAAAATTTATAAATATAGGATTTCTAGTTTCAAAATAACTAAATAGTAGCCCTAGTTTTAAAGGATCTGCTAATCTAGCCATTAGTCTATATTCAGAACTTTTAGATATCTCTTTCCAATCATTTGGAGATATATTATAAAATGCTGCAAACTTATTACGAGTACTTTCTCCTAGAATCGGGTAATTATTTATTAATCCATCTGTAAGAACTGACATATTCTTTTTAATATAAAGACCGATTAAATCAGAAATATTATCATGTGTTTCTTTAGTAGTACGCTCTTTATATATATTATATATTACATCTTTCATATTTTCACCTCACATATTTATTGTGTAAAATTACATATAACATCATAAAACGTCATATAAGCTCATTATACACGTTTTAAGGCTATTCAAAGAAAAAAGTCATAAGATTAATAGTAAACATTTATAAAACGCGTAATAACAGCATTATAGAGCGTTTAAATACATTTATAATGGTATATATTATTTTATACATAAATTTAACCAAAAATAAAAAATAATGGATGGTAATAACCCATTATAAGTTAATACCATCCAAAATTTTACTTATCTTATTTTCTTCTTAATGCATGGAATATAGCCATTTCCATTTTTTGTCTCCAAGTAGCTTGTACAGATTCTGTAGCAGGAGCTTCTTCAGCTGGTTCTTCTGGAACTTCAGGTTCAGTTCCTTGATCTCCGGCGTCATCAGCTGGTGAACCCATATCATCAGATGATACATCATCACCCATTGTGTCATTTCCACCTTCTCCTACTTGATCATATCTGTTAATAGTAACTTTATCAGCATCAAAATTTTCATCTTGAGAAGCTAATTCTGTTACAGTAGAAGCTAAAGTATCTTTACCTTCTTTAGGTTGTTCAACACCATCTGGCATTTCTTCTGTAGAAAATTCTTGATTTCCGTCAGCAGTATTTACAGATTTCATTGTAGATACATTATCAAATGATGTAGAACTATCTTCAGATTGATTAGATAAGTTTGATTTAGCAGCTTCTAAATCTTCACTGTCTCCACCAAGCACACCTTTTAATTCAACTGAATCTAGTAAAGCTAGTTCTTCAGCAACTTCAGAGTAGTCTTCTCCACCTTCAGTAGGAGCTTCCGCTGGAGCTTCGTCAGCACCGTCAGTTTCTTCAGCTGTTTCTTCACTTTCTTCAGTAGGTTCTTCTGGAGTTTCTGGTTCTTCATCAGCTTCTTCAGGAGCTTCTTCCTCTTTAACTTCTTCAGCTTCTTCCTCAGTTTCTTCAGATTCTTCAACTTCTTCTTCTTTTTCATCTTCAGTTTCAGTATCTAAGTCTTCTTTAGCTATTTCTCCATCTTCTTCATCTTCGATTTCTTCATCTTCAGCAGCATCTTCTTCTTCAACTTCATCAGTTTCATCAGAATAATTATCAGTAGAGTCATAGTCACCACTACCAGAAGCATCTTCTACTCCACCATCTGCGTCTAATATAGTACTAGTATCTCCTTGGATATCTCCTATACTAACAGATTTCTTTTCACTTGGAGTATCATTAGTTTCAGTAGAACCATGATCTCCTTGAGCTTCTTCTAAAGATTTAAATTCATCATATCCATTTTCACCTGGAACTTGAACATACATTTTATCAGCAGAAGTAACTTCTGTTTCATTTTCAGCATCAGAGAATACTGATTGATTATCATTATGTTCAGCATATTCTTGACCATTTTGTTCAGCCATCATATGTTCTACTTCTTTATTACCAGCAAATCCAGTATCATCGATAGTAGTTTGGTTTGGTTTTGAATTTTCTTTAATCTTTTCAATTACTTCAGGAGCTCTTTCTTCATCACTAGCAACTGGTGCTATTCCTCCCATCTTTTCAGCTTTAGGGTTTTCAGGAATATCCATTATGTCATTTCCTTCACCTGAAAGATTTTCGTCTGGTGCTCCTTCTTTTTCTATAGCTTCGATTTCTCTTGCTATTTCATCTGCAACATTTTCTTCAGGAAGAGTTTCGTCAGCTCTTCTTTCTTGGTTAACTCCTTCATGGTCGTCTTCCAATTTGTCAATAAATGTAGCAGTTTCTTGTGGGTCCACAGCAGTAGGTATTTGTTCGAAATGGTCAGAAGCTGTTTCTTCCATTGATACTTTACCTTTAAAAGCGAATCCCAATGCTTCAAATATGTTATCCATGGTTTCCTCCTATATTTAAGTTTAGTTCATTTTATTGAACACTTCATTGAATTTTGTATTAAGGTCTCTAAAAGTTTGGTAATGTCCAGAATTAGGTAGATTTAGTAATATACCTATAAAAATAGTAACTGGAATATAATCAGTAATAGTACCTTCAGATATTTTACCAACTAGTTCAAGCACTAATTTATGTGGATCATCTAGACTAAATTCACGAGAATCTTCTGTATCTTTAAGTAAAGACTTACATACAGATGCAATATAATTATTAAATGTAAGTAATGATTTACTGTCTATAATATCTTCAACAGTTTTATTAAGAGCATCGTAATACGATTTTTCTAACTCTTTAAGTTCAGCTAAATCAAATTCTTCGATTTGTTGAGGATTTAATTCACCTATAACTGTTGTATTTATAACAGGTTTAACATTTGATAATTCTTCTGTAAGTTCTTCAAATGAGTCTCTTTCCATACCAATTGCAGGGTTTGCTATGGTCTTAGATAATCTCTCAATTTCTTTATCCTGCTCAGTTTGTTGTGGTTTATTGACTCCATCATATAGAACTTCAGCTGCATCTAAAAGATCCTTTAAATAGTCTTCTGGTTTATCTCTAAGAACATCCCTAAATCCAGCAATATTTGCATCAGCTAACATTTTAATAAAAATAGCAGCGGCTGCTTTTTCAGGTTTACCGTATTCAGTTAATGCGTATTCGAATTTATCACCAGGGTCCGCACTAACTATTTCATCAACAGATTCATTAGAAGTTTCTTCATCAAAATTGATATCGAATTCGTCATCTAATAAATCATCCATTGCGTCTTCATCATATTTAGACTTGTCACCCTTTAATGCTGCTGCAGTTTGTTCTTTAGCAGATTGTAGAAGTTCTTTAAGTTCTTCTTTTGTTGCACGTATTTTTTCAGAAACTTTTCCACTTCCATTAAATTTTACCATTTCTTGTACATATGCTGCTAGCGACTCTTTAGTCTTAACAGGTAAATCATATTTAAGATCCATATTATCTTTATACTCTTGTATTTCAGATTTTATAGTGTTAGTAAAGTGTTTAACTAGAGTGTTTTTAAGTTTCGTTAAATAACTTTCTTTACTTGTATTTTTAGTATTTTCCATGCCTTTTCACCTCACTTTTAATGAATTTAATACAGGATAATTGTTAATATATGAATTTCAAAACAATAAAAACCAAGAAAATACCAGGGAAAAATTAATTCAATAAAAAATTTTTGCGGTACATCAGTCCACCCTCTCTCAAAACGAGAGAGGGCTTTCTAATGAATATAATATAAAGGAATGCGTAAATGATATAATAATGGTTATAGGCGATACATTACTATATCTTCCGATAGGTGTGCTATAACACCCATAGCATAGTCCAAAGCCAATAATAAAATTTTCTAAAGGAATAAGAAAGAATTAAATAAACGTATCTTTCTGTGATAAATATGTTATTCTTAAAGTATTGCATAAACTTAAAATTAATAACTGGAGTTATTTAACTGTTATAATTTATGCTTTGGACTATCTTATGGATGGCCGAGTATACTGGAATATACTCGGCAGTTTAACAAACACCAATACAATTTTCAAAGGAGCGGTGAACGGCAACATGCAAGTTCACCTTAAGTGACTTATGACATAATGTCACAAGATGTGTTAGAATGCATGAATGCATTCCGAGAATTTAAAAATTTTAGAAATTTATAGTAAACACGTCTAACGTGCTCCTATCTTAGTAAAATCCTCTATAACTCATACCATCTTTAGATACTTCGCTATCAGGAGTTGTACCTGTTAATTTAGATACATTTGTCTTTTGATTGATGATTATTGCTTCTGCGTTTGCATTTTCTACATATGGAACTAACTTAGCAAGGTTAGTGTCTTTAACATCTTTACCAAGTTGTTTTAATTGTTGTTTCATATGGTTGAAACTCATCATCATAATTCTATCTAGAACTAATTGTTCTGTTTTCATTACATTGAAATCTATATTAGAATTATTGAAGTTTTCTAATAATGTTTTATCAAGTGCTGATATTTGTTGTAATTGTTCAGGTGTTAACCCGTTTGATACATTTGCAATACATCTATATAATGGTAAACCTGTCATTACAGATTTAACATTTCCTAATTCTTTATCTGCCATAAGCATTACTTTTACAGTATTTAATGCTCCTTCAGCAAATGTAACGATTTCTTCCGCAAGTTTAAGTAAATCTTCAGTTCCCATTTTTGGTAAAGATAACATTGGTAATGCAGAATATCTTTTCTTACCATTTTTATCTAACCCATTTTCAAAGATATAATCTTTGATTTTTGCATCAATAGAGAAATAAATTGATTTTCCATCAACTGATTTAAAGTCTCTTTGGATTTTAACTTCTTTAGCTTGCTTTGTATTGTCAATGTCAGCTGATGCTTCTTTGACTCTGTACACTTTTGGTTCCATACCATCGGAACCATCATCATTTGTAGTTCCGTACATAACTGGGTACTTATTTTCGAAGTAATCCCCTTCCTTTAATCTTTTTTCGATCAGGTTCATTGCACCTGTCAAGTTAGTAGTTTCTAAAACTGCCATTCTTAATACCTCCTAAAAAATTTTTTTATATTAAATTATAACGTCAGACAAAATAAAATAGGTGCTTAGAGAAATGATAGGAACTAAGCACCATAATACAATTTTTCGATAATACACAAGTAATTTACTTAACTTTGATATCTAATACTATAATAAATTTTATTTTGGAGAAGGATTGTGTATTATCGCTTTATTTAAAATATATATAAATGTTATATATTTCGCTTTATTATATGTAATTATCTAAAAGCTAAGATTGCTGTTTAAACTCAACGTTATCTTTATCTCCGTCAATTAATCTTACACCTTTAATAGTTACATTAGTTTCTGCACTAGACAGAATGTTTAATTCTTTATAAGTGAATCTATAGACACGCATGTTACCCTTAGCGTCTGTAGTTATTATATTAGAGAGAGGAGTAAACTTCTGAACTGGCAATCCCTGACAGTTGATAGTAATCTCCTCATATACAGTGTTGTCTAATTTTTTACCAGGAAGTGTTTCAGAATTCTTAAATACTACTTCTTGGTTTCTACTCATAGGGAAAGTTTGTTTAATATGTTTACCAGATGGTGTTACATATATCTTATTATCTCTATAAGAAGACGACCCTATAACTTTAACACTAACATTAGCAACTGACTCTGTTATTCTGTAATCAGTCTTTCCTAATTTAACTATTACTCTAGGGTATACTTTTTCACTTCCTTCTCTAACTACTAGTACAGAAAGATTTGTAGTTAATTTAGCATTATCTACATTCGGATTATTATCCGAATTTAATAGATAGAATGTATCCCCGTCTACACAAGTATAATACTTTGTAGAATACAAGTTTATTTCTTGGTCTATAAATTTTATAAGATCTGTAAAACTTGTAAATGGTACAATAAATCTTCCCATTGGTTTATCATTCTCTATTTTACTCATACATAGCTGATAAGTATTAAAAGATTTCTTAAAAGCGTACTGTATAAGCTGAGAAGGTGTAGGATTCGGCATATTAAAGTTAATAGAAGCTTTAGATTGATAATGTATTTCACCTGGTTTATATAATTGTAATTTTACAGTTATAGGTGACATACTACTTTCACTTTTAGTATTAACCGCATCCTGAACCTTCACTTTCATTTCATTATCTTGTAATATTCCTACATACGCTCCAGATTCGATAGGTTTTTCTTGGAATCTAGACTTAGAAACAGGAATAACTTGAATATATGTTGCCAATGCTTTTGGAAAATTTGGAATTACATCTCCCTTTAATTTATATAACTTAGTAGCAAGTCTCATTGGCATAGTAATCTCTAGTCTTCTTATTGGGAAGTCTAGATTTTTGTAGTCATTTAACTCTGTAAAACGGACAGTGCATCCGTTTTCATGCATAAATTGTAACCCTCCTATATCTACACTGATAGTATGCATATTAGGAATTTTTATTTTAACACTATTCCCTTGCTTAGGATTTATAATAGATGTTAATAAGGAAGTAGCTTTCTTTATGATACTCTTATCAGCACCTTCTTTTTCTCCAATATCAGTTGTAGTGGATTTAAAATCATACGGTTTGAACTCATATGGCATATACTTCACCTCCAATTTTACAGAGTTATGTTTTTATTATGTTTAGTTTTTATAATTTTTAATCCACATATTAGCTGCAGCTGCATTCGTTTTCCAAGCAGATTCAGCTGGATTAGGATTACCAAATCTATTTATATTTGGCATAGCAAATGTTTGAATACCTGGTGTAACTGGATTAGATGGTTGTGGAGCTGATACTTGTTTATTTATCATATTAGCCACATATGCTTGAAATTCTGAACTCAAATTAGCATTACTACGTGTAATTGGTAAATCATTTAATTCAACTTTTCTATCAGCAATTATAACAGATTCACCAGATAATAACTTACTCATTATTGTGAATTGTTGTTCAATTGTTAATCTTTGTAATTCATATTCATAAGCATTTATATTTGAATTATCTTCTTTAGCTACTTGATTAGTATTTGGAGTCCCAATGATATTATTTATAGTATCTCTTACACTACTATGTAGAATATTAGGATCTATACGATATGTATTACCTAATATAAAAGCTAGGACTTTTTCACTAATTTGATTCATATCTGCTTTCATAATAGGTAAATCTGATAATTGAACTTGTTTACCACATATAGCTATAAAAGCACCATCAAGAATTCTGCTTGCTATAGCTAGTTGATCATCTTCTGATAATGATTTTATAGCATTATCAAATTCTTCACGAATTTCATTAGCTTGATCAACTAATGTTTTCTTTACTGGTTCAGTATTTAATGGTTTAATATTTGCTATATCATTTATGGAATTAACTGGTGGATATGCATCATATTCTATACCTTCTTTATGATTTACTATATGCATAGGTATAACACCATGTGAATAAGGTTCAGTTAAGTTATCTGAACCATTATTAGCTGTAACAGGTTCTTTTTTAGACTCTTCTTCCTTAACATCATTTCTAGATGGCATATGTTTCATAGCCATAGCTTTAACTGGTGATATGTATTTCATTAATAAATTAGCAAATTCTGGATCTCTAGTTATAGCTTCTACTAGATCTTCTCTAGTAATTGGATGTTCTTTTTCTACAGTTTCAGCCTTTTTAATCATTTCATCTGTAGTTTTATTTAAAGATTCATTAAATTCTTTCTCTCTAACTTGTTCTTCTTCAGCTTGTTTTCTCATTTGTTCTTCATATCTTTTCATTTCAGCTATTTCATTTTCTGCTTCTTTTTCTTTATTCTTTTTAGCTTTTCTTCTTCCAAGATAAACTCCAACTCCAATTCCTAATGCTACTACTCCTGCTCCTATTAATATTCCTTTATTTGTGATATTCATATTCTATTTCCTCCTTTAATTGTGCTATAGATATTACTTATCTATATTGATAATAATTCCCTGGTAAAATGACGTCGTTTACTTGAACTGTATCATTTCCAGGATAATAAGTTCCATTTGCCATTGCTGCAGCTCTTCTTGCTTTAGCTAATTCAATATCTTTCTTAGCCATCATTGCCGCAACATCCTTATTCTTAATAAAACGTTTACCATTCTTATATTCGAAGATATCATCACCTTCTTTAGTAACCATCTTATCAGCAACATACTTTGCAGTAGCTGCCACACCAATTGCCATTAACACTGACGCACCCACAACATAACGAGTTTTGATATCAAACTCATTTCCAAATAATGTAATTTTCATTTACATCATTCCTCCTTTTTATTTTTATTTAAACGTTTAAATAAAAGATTTGATTCTTTTATTCTACCTTATTATATGTAATTATCGAAAATGTAAGTTTAACGGTAAATAAAAAGAATAACCCATATCATTTTTATTTGATATGGGTTTATTTTTCAAGAATAGACGAGGGAACGTCTATTTACGATCACGTAATAAGAAAAGCTAGTTAACGTCAAACTCTTTTGATGATCAATACATAAATAATTCTCATTCCCTCACATATTTTTGTCTAAAATTTTTAATATTAATATAAAATAGAGAGCAATAATTAGCCGTTTAACGATTACATATACTAAGATAGATATACGATAATACTATATAGCACTCTAGTATTAAATATATGTATATCTAAGGTGGTGACCTACCATGGTACATAGTGTAGATTATTATCATAATATGATAGATGATTTTAGTTCACATGATTTAAAATCTTGTGACTATGATTATTATCAGCATAATATTAATTTACGTTGTTATTTATCCGAATTGTATAATAAGATAAATTCCGAATTTGACATAACTAAA